CCTATTGACAAATAGAAGTCAAGGGCCTATATATAAAAATGTTATTGTCCTAACACCCGCTATTTATGGAATAGCGGGACAATAACAGAATAAAGAAATAACTAACAATGGACAAATAATTATGAAATATACATATAAACCACAAAAAAAGCTTTTAGGGTCTTCAACCTTTAAAATGCAAAAATCAGGTAAATTTAAATATTTAAGTGAAATATTACACTTAGCCCCGTCTAAAATAGGCGGTGTTAATATATGCGCTAACGCTAGCCCCGTTTGTATTGACTTATGTTTAAACACTAGCGGGCGGGGTCAAATGACAACCGTGCAAAAATCAAGATTAAATAAAAAATTCTATTTCTTAGCTGATAGGCTCAAATTTTTAAATCATTTAGATCATGAAATTAAATTGAGTTATGCAAGGGCCAAAAGAAAAAAATTAAAATATACTGTTAGATTAAATGGTACTAGTGATCTTCCATTTGAGCGTTATAGATTAGAAAATGGGCTTAATCTTATGGATAATAACCCGCACGTGCAATTTGTCGATTATACCAAAGTGACAAATAGATTAGATAAAAAGAATAAAATACCTAAAAACTATGATCTAACTTATTCACAAGCCGAAAATAATTTAGATGATGTAAAGAAGATATTAAAAACTAAATACAACATAGCAACAGTATTTAGAAAAAAACTTCCTAAAAAATGGTTAGGCCGTAAAGTTATAAACGGGGATAAGCACGATTTAAGACACTTAGACCCGAAAAAAGTAGTTGTAGGCTTAATTGCTAAGGGTAAGGCAATCAAAAATTTTAAAGGATTTGTGCAAGATATTTAATATATGAAATATCAAGTTTGTATAAATGGGCGATACTGTAATCCCGCACTGCTAAAGAACAGGAACCAACAGGCGCAAGCGCAAGCGTCTGTTGGGATTAAACTAACAAGCGCGCAAGCTCAAGCGACAAGCGAGCAGAAGGGATAATATGGCAAGAGATCACAGTGAAAATATAGATGATTATTGTAGAGAAAACTACGGTCATTCAAATTGGGGGTATTTAGATAGCTACACAAAAGAAGAGTTAAAAAAAGCAGAACACGATATAGAAAACAATATTGTTTTTTGGCACGAGGATGATGAAGAGGGGGACGAGTGAGTGGGTTAGTGCAAGATTGGGATTGTACCCAATGTAAAGAAGGTAAAGGATTCCAGGAAACTTTTAAAGATACCGAAGAGGGTTATATTTTAGAGTGTCTTAATTGTAAGTATATGGAAGTGTATAGAGAGGATGTGGACACGGGCAAGGTTGTAGAAGACTACGCGGGATACGAGCATTATTATAATAACGAACAAGCAAGAGGATAATATGAACGAAGGATTAGAAAACATAAAACAAATAGAAGATTTAGAGAATAAAGTTAAAACATTATCGGATCATCTAGCGGGTATGTGTTGTCAAGCAGATGAAGACACGCCAAGCGAATATAGAACTGAACATTTTAGATCAACTATGGATGACGCTTATGAGTATTTAGAAAAAATAAATTATTTTAAGAGGGGCAAATGAAAATAGATAAGAAACTAGTAATTGAATATAAAGATTTACTTGAAGATGTTGGAACAGGCAACAATATGGATTTTTATTTAATGGATGAAAAAAGATTAAGATATAAATTCAATGAAATTGATTTTGATGAAAATAAATTTTATGAATGTTTTGATGAGGATACTTTAGAAATTCTTAAACCTAAAGAATGGGAAGAATTATCTAAAATGACAGGGGATCAAATGTCTAATGACTATGTTGACAAATACGAGTGGGATTGGTTAGGAGATGATTTTGATGATATGGCGGATTATTTAAATTTTGTAGAGAAACACGAAACTAATACAGTTTTTTCACATTATTGTGATGGTTGGAAGAATGATTCAGATTATATGGTTATATACCACCACGATATGTCAGATTTAAAAACTGATGCAGAGAGAAAAGCATATTCTAAAGGTATTAAAGACGGAATGGGGAAGTAATGAAAAAATATAAAGTAAGAGCAGAAGAAACTATATACGCTATCTATGAAACAGAAATAGAGGCAAAAAATAAAAAAGAAGCTGAGAAGATTGCATTAGACACATGCGCCTCTGATTATTTAAGTAGTGATTGGTCAAATTCAGCGGGAGATTTTACAATAGAAGATATAGAGGAGATAGAATAATGAAAAAACAAAAATGGATAGGTTTTAAAGAACCTAAATTTATAGGTATTGACTTTGATTGCAAAGGCAATCCTTTAATTGAATGGCAAGAGGCATTAAAATTAAAAATTGATAGAGATACAGTTGGTTATGATTTTAAAGTAGTTGCTTATAAAAAAGTGCAAAGTTGTATGGGGGACGAATAATGAAAATAGAAGTAAAACAAAAACATATAGACCTAGCGCCCAAGCTATTCAGTAAAGGCGTAAATGCAAAAGAGTGTTGTCCAATCTCATGCGCAGTGCAAGATAAATTTCCAGACAAGCTTGTATCAGTTGGTTGGATTAGTGGCCCGCAATATGAAAATAAAATGTTTCATGAAAGTTTTTTTATTTCAGTGGCCGATCCAGAAAATGATTATGAAGAAGTTATTAAAGATGATTCAATAAGTGATTTAGAATTATGCTCGAAGTTTGCTGAACAATATGATAATGGGGACAAAGTTAAACCATTTGAATTTGAAATTAAGTGACCCACGTATTTAAACATCCAAACTATTATAAAAAACAAAAGTCTCAAGCACCAAGCGATGATAAAAAAGATACTGAATCCTCAAGCGAGGAAGCTACAGGATCAAGCGAAGACAATGAAGAATCAACAAGCGCAAGCGATTGCTTACCTTCAAACAATAAATGCTTATCCTTCCACTCCACAAGCACAAAAGAATTCTTAGGATGGCGAGCGTGAAATGATACTTGGTGAGGGGACAGGCGAGCCTTATTACCACTCGCAACTTTTAATTCTACAGTGAAAAAGTGCCAATGATTATTATAGCCCAATAGATCGGGAGTACCAAGTAGGCTAAGGTTTTCCAACCTAGTCCAAATGATATCTTTTGAGGCAGTTTTAAGTTTTTTATATAGTTTAGTTTCTGGGCCCACAAGTGCATTAATAATCCTTCTGAAGTTTATCTGGTAAGATAAGACTCGAAGGTTTTTCAGTTTTTAAAACTAGTCTGTGTGCACTATGACCTGGCTGACCTAAAATTGGAACTGCATTTTCATGTACTTCCATTCTTCTGATAGCATGTAGCTTTCCTTTTATCTCTACATAGATGACAGCATTTTTAACTGCATCCGATCCTTTTGTAAAGTTGCTTAAAAACAACTGCAAGTCTTGTACTCTCATTAATCTTTTTGTCTTAACTTAGCTGACAAGTCCTCTATCACTTTTTTGTATCCTTGCAAGAGATTTTTATTTGATTCATTCTCAGATGATATTTTTTTAAATTCAAATACTTCTTTTTTTAAAACATCAACCAAAAACTCATAGCCTTCAACAGTCTGTTTAAGTTCATCAATCTGTCTCGTTAAACCTAAGTGACCTCGACCCTTTTTTAAATCTACTTTAAACTCATTCTCATGGGTCATATCTTCCCCGTGTTCTTTTAAGTGTGTATAAGTACGTTTCTCTTTCATTATTGACTTTATAGGATAATTGACTTAAATTGTCAAACATGGGCGTACCAAAAAGATTGACAGAATTACAACGTAAATTTGCTGAAATACTAGTCTTCGGTGACAAAGACGGTAAACCAGTGACAAAAACTGAGGCAGCAAAATTAGCGGGTTTTAGCCCCAATAGATCTAGTCAAGAAGGATATGAACTTACCAACCCTAAATATCATCCACTAGTCGTAGAGTATATTGGTAAATTAAGAGAAGAAAAAATACAGAAATATATGGTAACATTTGATGGCCATCTTGCAGAGCTAGATCGTATTAAAGAAAGGGCCCTTAAAAAAAATTCATTTTCAACAGCAGGTAATATGGAGATAGCTAGGGGTAAAGCGGCAGGATTATATATAGATAGAAAAATTATTAAGACAGGTAAGTTAGAAGACCTGTCTGAACAAGAATTAGAAAACAAAATGAAACAAATACTAGAAGACTATGCACCTATTCTAAATACAAAACAAATAGATGGTGAAGTTATATCTTCTGAATCTTCTTCACCCACGGAAGAGGAATCATTGTTCGATCCCCAAAAGTAATACCTTCTTCATCCTTATCATAAGAGGCAAATAATTTAATAGA